TCGCAGCTATGCCGAGGCGAGGGGCGAGGGTGATCAGGTGCTCAGCACTTCGCGGACGAGGTCCTGCCGGAGGATGGCCACACCGACGGTCATGTCGCCGCCGAGCTGCGTGGACTTGTCCGCGAAGCTGTAGGCCGCGGTCACCTGGACCAGCGGGGTCTGCAGCACCACGTCCTGGCCGGGCGCGGGCTCGGCGGGCGGGACGATGGCCATGCCGATGCCGCCGCGCACGAACATCAGGCCGCTGTAGTCGCCGCCGCTCTCGGTGACGGCCGCCGAGGTCCAGACCTCGATGTCGTCCCAGATGCCCTGGAACCCGACCATGCCGATCATCTGGGCGCTGTCGAGCTCGCGGCGCTCAGCGCGGGCGCCGGAGGCGCTGCCGAGGTCGTCGACGACGCTCTCCCACTGGACGGGGTGGAGGATGACGACGACGCGGCCGGTGGCCTCGCTGAGACCCACGCGCTTGATCGCCTGGGCGCCCGAGCGGATCACATCCCAGGTCAGCGGGGTGCCGGTGGTGCCGACGGTGGTCGTGGCGCTCGGGGCGAGCGCGACGAGGAGGCGGGTCACAGTCACCACGGCGCTGCGGAGGATGCGGCTGGCGATGCTCACGACCTGGTAAAGGCCGTGCTGGTCGCGCCGCCGGAGCTCGTTGGAGACCCCGAAGCAGACGTCGTAGGCGCCGGTGCTCATCGTCGTGTTGGTGAAGTCGAGCGTCGTCGCGGCGACCATGTCGGTCGTCTCCGCGGTCGAGGACATGGTCGGCAGCGCCATGTCGATCACGAACGTGATGGTCCCGCCGGGGGTCAACCCGACGTGCCAGTTCGGGCCCATGAGGTCCTCGGCCATCACGATCTCGGAGTGGCCGAGGAGCGAGGTGCGGTCCTCAAGGGCGCCGAGAACCATCTCGGTCGCGACCTTGTTGCTGTAGAGGAGGCCGTCGGTGGCGGCCTGGGCGGTGTAGGTGACGGCCACGGGGGCCTCCAGGTGTAGGGGTGGGCTCGTGTCGCCTGTCCCGCCCTACACCTGATGTCGGAGGTGACCCGTGGGCGTGCGCCTGTCGGCGCCTCGGCTCTGCATCATCATCGTAGCGGAGGCCAGTCCTCAGCGCAAGCGCAAGCTCTTGAGCGCCTCCCGCGCTTGCTCGCGGGTCGCCCCCTCGAAGGGGTCAGCGCCAGCGCGTCCGGCCGGGGCCGGGGCGGCGCCGCGGTTCGCCACCGGGAGCGGCGCGCGCTGAGCGGGGGTCTGCCCCACCTGCCCAGCTGCGGGGGCGGCCGGGGCGCCGAGGCCGTAGGCGGTCCGCAAGCTCTTGGGGATGACAGCGGCGGCCGCTTCAGACCGCGCCCACTCGGCGATCTTCGGCCGCTTGCTCTTGTCGCTGACGTCGGCGTGCGCCTTCTCCCACGCACCCAGCACCCGGTCGGCGTCGTCGTCGTCGTCGATGGCCAACTCAGCCCGGACGCCGAGGCGCGCGGTGGTGCGCTCGAGCTCGGCGGCGCGGGCTTCGGCGGTGGCCGCGCGAACTTCCGCGGCCTTCAACGCCTCAGCCGCCTTCGCGGCCTCAGCCTTGGCGGCCTTGCCCTCGGCCATGACCTCCCGGAAGCGGTCATAGGGCACAGGGTCGGGCGTGCGACCCGCGGCGCGCTGGACGTCGGCGGGGTCGATGGTGGCGGCCGTGGGAGGCGTGGCTGGGGCCGCGGCGGGCTGCCCCTCGGCTGGCGTGGTCATGGCGTGGTCGGCTCCTGCGGCGAGGCCGCGGCGGGGGTGGGCTCAGGGAGGGACGGGACAGCCGCGCGCAGCAGGCGGCCGGCGGTGACGAGGTCTTCGCCGGTGATGTGGGCGCGGGCCTCGGCGCGGTTGAAGAGGCCCAGCCGCAGCGCCTCGGCGGCCTCGGCCAGCCTTTGGCTGCGCTCCATCGGGGACAGGGGGCTCAGCGTGTAGCGGACGCCCCAGCCGGACTCGGGGCGGTCGTCGCGGCCGCCGATGGCCTCGCTGTTCAGCAAGGCCGCGACCATCCCCACCAAGCGCTCATCGTGCGGCTGGTACACAGGCGCCCGGGCCGCCTGCATCCGGCGCCGGCCGGTGTCGCTGACCATCAGGGCCACGCCGCTGCGGCTGTCGGCGGCGGTGCGCTGGATGTCGCTGGCGGAGAGGCCCCACGCGCCGGTCAGCCCGGCGGCCTGTCGCTCGGCCAGCTCCTGCAGCATCAGCACGTCGGTTTCGTTCCTCAACACGGTGATGACCGGCTGCTGCTGCGGGTCGAGGGCCTCGAAAAACTGAATGGCGGAGGGGTCGAGGATGATCTGCTGCGCAACCGGCCGGCCCTGGTCGTCGACGACTTGGGTGGCACCCATCGGTCGGGCGCCGACGACGACGGTCGTGGGAAAGCTCGCCTGCGCGGTGACGTGGGCGATCATGCTCGCGACGAGGCCCGCCTCAAGCGTGCCGTCGACCGTCTCGACACGCCACCACGGCGAGAAGAGCCCGCGCGGCGCCGCCTGCGAGTGCCGAAGGCTGTAGGGGATGAAGGGGCGGCCCAACGGGTAGCGGGGCGTCGGGGCGTAGCGGTAGGGGTAGGCGTCGCCGTCGTAGCGCTGGCCCAGCACCTGCTCAGTCACGTCGTCGCCGTCGGCGCTGAGCACTCGGTAGTGCGGCTGGTCCTCGTCGAGGACGGAGAGCTCGTCGGCGTACCAGGCCGGCTCGCCCCGGACGGTGCGGACGCGCCACTCGCGCAGGAGGCCGGGCGTGCCGAGGTCGTCGGGCAGGCCCACGCCTTCGAGGAGGTCGGGGGTAACGACGCGCCAGCGCAGGCGGCCCTCGATGAGGTCGACGCGGATCGCCGCCTCGTTCAATGCTTCCGTCAGATGCTGCGCCTCTGCGGCGTAGCTCCAAAGGCTGGACAGGCGCAGGCGCTGCGTCATGTCGTCGACGATGAACGGCGCGACGTCCTCGGTGTGGGTGAGGACCGGGGTCTGCTCGTACAGCACCGACACCGACGCGCTCAGGTCGCGCAGCGGGTTGCTGGTCCGCGTCGGCTGCCCCCACGCCCTGGCGCGCACCGGCCCGATCCGGCGCACGACGTAGGCGCGCTGGTCGTCGGCGGCCTGCCCGTCGAGGATGCGGCGCCGGAGCTGCGTGTGCTGGATGTCGCCGCTGGGGCGGGCGTAGGTGCTGCCGAGCGGCGGCGTGGGCGTCAGGATTGGCACGGGCGGCCTCCGAGGCGCAGCGTAGCACGGGCAGCCCCAGGCGGCCCACACAGCTTGACGGGGTCAGCCCTCACCACGTCTTCACCACGGGCGCGGCGGCGCGGCGGCGGGCGCCAGCCCAGTGCAGGACCAAGGCGTAGCGGAGGGCGTCGAGGGCGTCTTTCGTCTTGTGCATCGTGGTGCCGTCCCACGTTTCGATCGCCTCCCGCACCCGCACACACGAAGCATCGAGCCACCACTGGCTGCGCAGCATCACCGCGTTCATCCAGCGGACGCTCGGCCAGAGCCCGCCCTCGCGCCCCAGCCGACCCACGCCGGGGACGCGCTTGGCGTTCATCACGGGGGGCGAGAGGTGGCTCTGGCCAAGCAGGCGCGACACGTGGTGCGCCATCAGGCCGTTGGACTTGCGAGTCTCGCGGCCGCTGGCGTCCGTGAGCTTCTTGTCGCCGAAGACGCCGTCGAGGTCGCTCCACCGCAGCCCGTGCGCCGCCAGCATCCCCAGCACCGCCTCGGCGTCTTGCTCGGGCAGGGTGGGTCGGTCGGGCAGCCACTCGCCCAGCACCCAGACCCGCGTCTCGCGGTCGTCGCCGGCGGGGTCGGTGTAGACGGCGACGAGGACCGCGGCGGTGCGGAGCTTGTCGTCGCCGTAGTCGATGCCGAGGTACAGCTCTGCGGGGCGCTGGCCGGGGCCGGCGGCGCTGTCGCGGAGGGACGGAATCGCCATGCGGGCGCCGTCCCAGCCGGAGAAGATTTGGACGTCGCTGCGGAACTCCCATTCGCCGTCGATGCGGACCGGCTCCTCGCGTGGGTCGCTGAGCTGGCGCTGCTCCTCGATCCACGCGGCATCCATCGGCCGCACCTCGCCGGTCTCAGGGACCGGGATCGTCAGCACGGTGCCGTCTTCGGTTGCAAGGTTCTCCGGCGTGCAACGGAAGTGCAGATCAAGGATCTGCCCCGCCTCGCACGCCTCCTTGAGCCAGTCGATTTTGGCGTTGATGGGCGTCATCGTCAGCACGATGCGCCCGCCGGTCCGAAGAAACCGGCGCTCCAACTCGGTGAAGATCGCGCGGTCCTTGGGCGGCTCGTCGTACAGGATGAGGTCGAGCGTCCCGCCCGACATCGACTTTGCACCCTGGTTCTCGGTGCGTATCCGTATCACGGACCCGTTGCGGAACTCCAACGCCGGGGCCTTGGTCCCAAACCCGTTTTTGGGGTCGCACGCCTGCCCCGGCATCAGATCATCTTTGGGACAAAGCGCCCAGAGCTTCGCCTGAATGGCGAGGCTTTGTGTCCAGTCGACGCACACGATCATGATCTGGACAGGCGGCTCCTTCGTGCGAACGTAGGGGTTCCAGCCCAGGGCCGCCCAAAGCACCAACACTAAGCCGGCGGTCGTCTTGCCGATCTGGTTGCCGGTCCGCAGCAGCACCCGCTGCCCGCGCGACTTCCACAGCGCGATCTGCGGCGGGGTGCCGCGGAAAAGGGCGAGGGGGTTGCGCGCCTTCGCCTCCCGCAGCTGCCGCAGCCGCTGCGACGTGCGCATGGCTGGGGCGACGATGGTGGGGTCAGCCGTCATCGCCGACCACCCGGAGGCGGGTGTGCACGGTGCCGGCGAGGCGGTCGAGGACCTGGCGGCGCTCCCAGTCCGACAGGCTCAGCAGATCGGCGATGACCGCCTCGAGCACGTCGCCCGCCGGGGTGCGTGCGGCCGCAGCCTCCGCCTCCGCCTGCTCACGGGCCAGCCGGGCTGCGCGAACCTCCTGCAGCTGACGCTCGGCTGCCCCCGCTGCGACGTGGCTCCCGGCGGCGACGGCCTCCCGCATCTGGATGAGCAGGCGGCGCTCGACGTCGCTCTCGGCCGCCAGCGTGGCGGCGATGTCGTAGCGGTGGAGCTCGTCCCGCGCCGCGTGGAGCTTGCCCCGCAAGGCCAGCCGGTCGCGGTCGTGCCCGCCGCGTTCCTCGAACTCGGCCAGGTCGCGCTCCCACTCGGCGATGTGCGCGAGCAGGGTCTGCCGTCGCTTGCCACCGATGGGGGTTGAGGCCTGCACAGGCGTCGGAGCGGGGGGCTGCCCCTCGGTGGTGGTGGCGCTCTGGGGGCCCGTGTGGGCGGCCGGAGCACTCTCTGGCCGGGCCTCAGCCGGGCGGCGTGGCGGCATCGTTGCGGCCTCACTCGTCGAGAATGGCGATTATTGCGGCTTTTTGGAATAGGTCGCGCGCGAGGCTGAACATTCCGGGGGCCCCGGCCCCCTCGCGCCCGACCACACTACCGGCCGGTCGGTGGAGCGTCAAGCGGGGTGCCACGTCCTAAGCGACCGGCGGTCACCTATCGGATGTTGAACGTGCGTTCGGTGAACGTGCTCACTGTGCGCCGGACAGGGCCAGCCGCAAGAACGACGCGCTGCGGCGGTTCGCGGGGGTTGTGCGGGGGTTGATTTGTCGAGAATGACGTGCTGCGGCAGTTGCGGGGGTTGCGGGGGTCTACCCCGGTGCTCCTATACGCGAGTCGTAATCGCACCGTATCGTGCATGATACGGCTGACCCTCATCCTCGCGTAAGGCTAGGACAAAACAACCCCCGCAACTACCGGGATCTGCCGCTGCGCGTCATTATGACCCCCGCACTTTTTGAGACCAACCCCCGCAACTGCCGCTTGACGTTGTTCTCGTCGAAACGATGCGGCAATGGCTGCCCCCTGTCGTCGTCTGCCACGTCAAAACGACGCAGCGGCCGCTATGTCGCGACCGCTGCGGGCTGGTTGTGCTGTGGATCAGCCCGTCGAGCGGAAGGCGTGCACCTGCGCGTCAGGGACGGGCCGGTAGCAGGTCGAGCCCTTGACGCCCTTGACCTGCTCAATGCGCACGCCGACGTCACCCACGCGCGTCACCCGGCCTCGGCGCTCGACGAGAGCCATCTGCATCCGGCGCGCACGGCTGGCCTCGTTGCCGTCGCCGAGGATGCCGAGCAACAGCTCCGACTCGGCCGCCAGCTTGGCGATCTGCCCCGCCTGCATGACCTCGCTGCGCCGCTCACCCATCCACCGCTCGAGCAAGGCCCGCCACTCGCCCCGCTGCGGGTCGGCCGCCTCGGCCTGCTCTTCGCGGTTGCCGAGGAACCCCCGCACGCCCGCGACCTCGAGGATGCCGCCGACGACCCGGGACCAGCCCTCAAACTTGCCGAGCCTCGCCCCGCTGTAGGGCCTGCCCTGCCGGTGCCACGCCGCCACGAGCTCGAGCGCCGCCGACCGCAGCAGGTCCACGCGGGCCCGCGTCCACGCCTTGATGTCGCTGATGCGGAACTCCTGCCGGGCCTCGGGCGTGTCCGTCTGGCTGTCGAGGCGCACGCGGATGGACCGGCCGATGAGGTCTTGGGACATCAAGGCGTTGTTCCCCGTCGCCATCCAGACCGACCGCGCAGGGACGTCGATGGCGTCCTGCGTGCCCAACAACCGCTCCATCAGCGCGCCCGACGTCAAGATCCGGCAGAGCGGGTCGTCGTCCATGCGCCCGCTGACGTTGTCGACGCAGATCACCGCCTCGCCGCGCCTCACCAGCATCGACCACGTCTTGCGGCGCTCTTCGTCGTCGTGGGCCCAGCCGGCGGGGTTGGGGACCTGCCCCGACGACACCTCCGTCAGCAGCTCCATCAGCAAGGTCTTCCCTGTCCGCCTCTCCGGCGCCTCAATCATCACAAGCGGGCAGGGGCCGTCGATCTCGGCGCGCACGATGGGCGTGAGCAGCGCGGCCAGCGCGTGGGCCCGGTCGGCGTCTGAGGCAAAGGGGAAGTCCCCCAGCCACTCGCCGAGCAACAGGTCCACCGCGTCGCCCACGCCGTCGACCGGGCTGCGCTTGTGGGGCTGCCCCATCAGGTAGCTCCGGCTCGGCGCGTGGTAGCCGGGCTGGACCACCTCCCCCTCGCCGTGCCAGAAGGGCGCCCGGACCAGCCGCTCGATCTGCGGCAGGCGCGGGTCCGGGTCCGCCAACATGGCGTCCAGCAGCTGCGTCGGGATCTTCTCGGCGTCGTCCTCCAACATCGCCTCGCCCGCCGTGATCTCGCGGGCCTTGGGCGGCCGCAGCTTCACCCACCGGGCCGACTTCACCAGCGTCGAGATCAACGCGCCGGGCGTCACGTCGAGGATCGCCCCGTTGCTGATCCGGGCCAGCCGCCCGCCCCGCAGGTAGATCGCGCCCTCGCCGCGCAGGCCACGGAGGACCTTCCACGTCGCCTCAAGCACAACGGCCTGCCGGTCGCCGTTCGACTGCGGGTTGATGATGACGGTGGGCCGGCCCACCACTTGGACCCCCGCGTAGTCCGGGTCCTCCTCGCCGACGTCTTGGATGCCGACGCCTGGGACGTGGTCGTCGTTCTCGCCGTCCCACGTCGGCTCGCCCGGGTCCAGCGTCTCAGGGGCGTCGGGGCTGCCCCAGTCCTCCCATCCATCACCTGCGGCCATGACACCCCCTCGGCTGTCCCGCATCCCCTCCGGCAGCGGCGGCAGGTCGCGGGGCTCGTTCATGCCGTGCTGGACTCCATCCCGCGCAGTCCTGCGCGCGTCCTTCTCCGGCAGGCCAGCCCGCATCGCCGCCTCGGCCAGCGCGGCCGTGGCCTGCTCTTCGTCGGGCTGACCCACAAGGTGAAGCCACCCGCCGATGGTGCGGGCCTCCTTGAGCAGGCTGGCGTGCCGCTGCCCCGCCGTGAGCTTCTCCAGCCGCTCGCACGCCCGGCTCAGCGCCCCCGCGACGTAGCGGCTGGCCCTGTCGCCCCCGACCTCCCAGGATGCCTCCCCAGCCCCGCCAGCGCCCCCAGGAGCCTTGCCAGCCGCCGGCGCGACCTTGGCCTCGTCCCGCGCCCTGACCGCAGCCTCAAGCCACCCAGGCGCGGCGCAGAGGGCTTCAAGCCCCGCCCCCTCGCCCCAGGTGTAGCGCGCCCCCGACGCGTGCATGGAGGGCGGCGCGACGATGTACCCGCCGAGCCCCCGCGTGTCGGCCGAGGCCCACGCCCCATCGTGCCGCAGGACCCTTGCCCTACTGCGGATGGCAGACCCAGCCTCAGGCCAGCGGAAGAGCAGGTGCATCCCACCCGACCCCGTGAGGCTGACCGCGCCCTGGGGCAGCCCCCCGTGAATCTCGGCGAGGACTTCCAGCGCGTCGCGGCCGTCGATCTCGCCGGCCTTGGGCTTGTCCAAGTCCAGCACCCACCACCCGATGAGCCCTTCGGCGGTGGCGGGTCCGGTAGCCAAGCCCACGTTCGCCGTCGGCCAGCGGGCCCACCACTGCCGCACCTGCTCAGGGTCAGCCGAAGCCTCGCGCACGCCGTGCGCCGTGCGCGGGTGCTTCCCTGGGGAGGTGCAAGACGAGGCCCCGCACGTGCACTCGCCGAGGTGGTCGACGCTGTGCAGCGGGAGGACGCGGAGGCCGGCGCCTGCGTAGGCGAGGGCGGCGGTCATCATGTCTTGAAGCTGTGTCATTTCGCACCCCCGAAGAGCCCAACCTGCCGCGGGTCCACCGCCACCGGCAGCCCCTCTGCCTGCGCAACCGCCGGCCCGATGTAGTCCACCCCGTCGCCGTTCAACTCGCACGCGACCACGCGCCGGGCGTCGGCCGCGTCCGCCCGCGCCATGCGCTCGGCGGCCACAACCTCCCGCAGCGTGCCGCCAAAGGGAACCCACACGGTGTCACCGGGGCGGCTGGACGCGCGCAGCATCCGCTCGGCGAAGAGGAGGGGCTTTTGGCATGGGTGGAGCGTCTCGCCGTCGGGCAACCGCAACCGCTCGGGGCCCGACACGCTGCCGGCGCGCCAGACGTTGCCTACCCCCAGCGGCGCGGTGAAGGGCGGGCGGCTGGCCTCGTACTCGGCGCGCAGGTGGTCGTACTCGGCGCGCAGGTGGTCGTAGGTGGCGCGCAGGTCGCCCGCGAAGCGCTCGAGCACCAAGTACGGCACCCCGTCGCCCGGCGGAGGGCCGTTCTCTGCGGCGAAGGCTGCGAGGCGCTGGTACGCCTCCCACGTCGGGAGCGCCCATTGGGAGGCGTGGAAGTAGTGCCCGGCCATCCCCACGGTCCCGAGCGCGCGGTCGGCGTCCTTCATGCGCAGGCCAGCGCGCGCCCACTCCGCGGCGAGCCACGGGCGCACCCAATTGCGGTCGTCGCGGCCGGCGGCGTATCCAATCTCGGCGCCCGCGCCGCCGTTTGGGGCCCATGCCTCGCGCTGGTAGAAGCCGCAGACCTCGGTGCTGTCCGGCCATGTGCGCATCGTGTCGGCGCCGATGAGCTCCTTGGACATGCCCTTGTCCCACACGATGAGCGAGCGAAACGTCCACCCCGCCGCCATCACCAGCGGGTGAAGCTCGCCCCAGCCCTCAGCGGTGTTCCACAGGTACAGGGACGCCGACGCCGCACACACGCGCCCCACGTCGTCAAGGTGATCGCGGTACAGGTCGGCGAGGCTGCCCCCGCGCGGCACGCGGTCCCATGCCGCCTTGCCCATGCCATAGGGGCCGTCGAGGATGGCGAGCGAGGCGCAGCCGGCGGGCAGGCGGGCAGCGACCTCGCGGGCGTCAACCTGCCACACCTCCGAGCCGGTGCGGGGGGAGGACCAGACAGGGACAGCCTCACCCGACATCAGCCACCCCCGCCACATCCTGCCAAGCCCGCTCCGCCTCCACTTCCCATCCAGCGGCCATCTCCGCCGCCTCACCCGCCTCCACGCGCTCCACGGCCCGCCGCGCGACGCTCCTGACCCGCTCCACCGGCCCAAGCGCAGCCCCAGCCTCCCGCGCGTCCCGGGCCTCCCACAGCCTGCTGACCAGCGTCAGGGCAGCCCCCGCGATCAAGCCCCGCCGGACCGCCCGCCGCACCTCGCCCCCCGACGTCCCAGGGCTCCAGACCTGCCACCCCTGCCAGCACACCACGCCCTGCCCAGCGGTCCCGTGCGCGCCCACGTCCCGGGCCACCGCGAGGGCCAGCCCGACGGGGCAGTCGACGACCTCGACGCCGCAGGGGCTGCCCCAGCACATCAAGACCCAGCCAGGCAGGACCACCTCCCGGTAGTCGTCCGAGGACGCAGGCTGCCCCGACGGCCGCCCCGTCATGCCGCTGGGCTCCCCGCCCCGCAGGACCAGCACCCGCGCCCGGGCCTGCCCCCGGACCCACCGCAGGCCTTCCCAGCACGTCTCCACCACGTCTTGACCTTCCACCACGTCAAACGACATCCGCCACCTCCTCAGTGTGTTTCGCCCTGTTACCAGACACATATGCGGCCCTGTGCGCCTTCCGGGCCGACTGCACAGCCATCCGCCCCCACGCCGCGCCGATCAAGGCGCTGGCCTCGCCCTTCCGAAGCTCGCTGAAGTCCCGCTCGAAGCGCATCGCCCGCAACATCCGCACCTGCCCCGGGGTGGCCGCCTCTTCGCGCCAGCCCGCCGTCAGGTCCGGCGCCCGAGCCCTACCACGGAGCCAAGCCTCCCCCGCCCGCTGACGGGACAGCCTGCCGAGCACGCCCTGCTCTTCCACGATCCGGCCGCGCTGACGGTCCGGAACGGCGTGCGCGTGGGCTGTCCCCCGCTTGTCGCCGTTGACCACCTCGCGCCGCTCGGCCGTGTACAGCACCCACCCGCCGCCCGAGGTCTCAGCGACGACGGCGTGGAGGGTGACGCGGCTGTCTTCCTCGCCGTGCGAGGGGCGGGCCTCGGCCGACGCCACCCACCACCGGCCGGGCTTCGCGCCCAGCTCCACCCACGGCCACGCCCGGCTGGGGTCAGCCCCGGGCAGGATGCAGACGGTGCTTTCAGACGTGCCGGTGACCCGCAGCGGCACAGGGACAGCCTCGACCAAGGACTTCGGCGCCCTGCTCAGCTCCGCCAGCCCATGCAGCCGCACCGCCTCGGCCGGCGGCTCATCGGCCCCCACACCCCACCGCACACGCGCGAGGCTGTCCCCGCGCACTTCCATCACCTGCCCCACGCCCAGATCGTCGTAGCGGTGGACGACGAGGTCACCGGGGCGGGGCTGCCACGCGCTGGCACCTGCAGACTCGACGTCGCCAGCGCCTTGGTCCGACAGGCCCGGGACGTGGCTGAGGTCCAAGACGTCGAGGAAGCCGACGAAGTCCACGACGAGGCACCCCGTCTTGCCAGTCTGAGGGGACAGCCGCAGGCCGCGCCCCACAAGCTGCTGCGCGATGATCTGGCTCTTCGTGGGCCGCATACAGAGCAGCACCTCGACGCCGGGCGCGTCGAAGCCCTCGAAGAGCAGGTCGCGCGAGACGAGGCCCCGCAGCTTGCCCGAGCGCAGACTGGCGATGCGCTCCCGCCGCACCGACAACGGCTGCTCCCCATGCACCGCCTCGCAGGCCACGCCCTCGGCTTGAAGAGCAAGGGCCAGCCGCTCCGCATGGGCAATGCTGACCGCAAACGCCAGGAACGGCCGCCCGCCGCCATTCTCGGCGTACCACTTGGCCACGACCTGGTTTCTTTCGTCATGGTCGATGACCTTGGCCAAGTCCTCCTCGGCAAAGTCCCCGCCGCGGACCTGCAGCCCGGACAGCTCGACGTGCGTGTCGACGCGGATGGCGGAGGGTGTGACCAGGTCTCCGCACTCAATCGCCTGCCTGATGCCGTGCTCGTGCACAATCGCCTGGTAGACGGCGCCGAGCCCCTTGATGCTGCCAGCCTTCGCCGTGCGGAACGGCGTCGCCGTCATCCCGACGTGCAAGACCTCGGGCAGACCCAAAGCAGCCCGCACGGCGTTGACCTTGGCGTAGACGGCCTGGTAGGTGTTGGCCTCGGCATGGTGGCACTCGTCGGTGATGACGAGGTCAAAGCGGCCGACTTGGTCGAGGCGCGGCCCCTTCAACGTCTGGACGCTGGCGACGACAATCCCGGCCCCGATGCCGTTCTCATTGCCTTTCACGACGCCGGGCGGAGGCCCGGGGATCAAGGCCACGCGGGCGGCGAGGTCTCGGATCAGCTCGTCGCGGTGGACGAGGATGAGCACGCGCCACGCGCTCTTTTCGACCAGACGGGCCAGCCCCGCGAGGAGGGTGCCCTTGCCTGTGCCGGTCGCCGCGGTCACGACGATTCGGCGCAGACGGTCAGGGCCCCAGGCCGCGTCACGGATCGCCGTCAGCGCCTCGGTCTGCCAGTGGCGCGGGCTTTGGCCTGGGGGGCAGGGGAGGGCCTTCATCGGACCCCCCGAGGCAGCCCGTCCGGCCACATCCACCGCGCCCACTCTGCCGACGCCCCCCGCATCCACTCCCGCTCCCCGAGCCCCATCGCCGGCCCCGTCGCCGCCCCACCCTGCGGCAACACCTGACGAGGACCAGCCCGCAGCTCAGCCCAAGCCAAGGCACGCGCCCGGACCTCGCCCTCCCCCCGGGCTGGCCCCACGCCCTCGAAAACCTCGACGACGCGGATCATGCCCCACCCCGCATGAGCAGCCCAAGCAGCCCCACCTGCCCCGGCTCGCTGTCAGCCGCGGGCTGTCCCAGGTCGACCACGTCCACACCGTGCGCCCCCATCCACAGCAGCTCCGCCGCTGCGGCCTCGGCCTTGGCCAGCGACCGGTGCGTCGGCCCCACCTGCACACGCCGCTCGCCCCCGCCGCTGGCCCACACCTGCCACGGCCCCACGGGCCGGACCTCTGCCGTCTCTTCATCCGACATCACAACCCCCTCCCCAACGCCAGCGCCATCCACACCGCATCGCCCGCCCCATCGCTGGCGACGCGCCCACCCGGGGGCGTGAGCAGGTCGAGGGACAGCCCCGCGCCCACAAGCTCCTGCCCCACCCGCTCCAAGACCATGCTCTTCCTCAACGTGCGGCCCAGCCCCCGCGGCAGCCCCATCCTCGCGTCCACCTGCAGGGCGGTGACCTCGCGCCCACACCCGGGCCCGAGGCTCAGGTGCAGGACGCTCCACCACACCGCCCACCCCCGCGCCGTCGTCGCCGTCGAGGCCACACCCTCGCCCGGGCGCAGGCCTAGGGCTTCGAGCGCCCACAGCGCCGCGCCCGGGGCCAGGGGCTGCCCCAGCCTGCCCAGCACGTCCTCAACGGCGGCCCACGCCTGCAGGGGCTGTAGATGACGCTCGCCGGCCTGGTAGCCGCCCCTGCCCCCAGCGTGGGCGATGGCCACGGCCTCGAGGCGGCCGAGCTGCGAGAGGCGGACGGCGGCGACGGCGCCGCGCTGCCCGGGGTCGATGGCGAGGGTGATCAAGCCTCACCTCCATCATCCACAACCACCCGGGCCGGCCGCGCAGCCCCCGGGCAGGTCCGCAGCGCCTCCGTGACCAGCGCCACCAGCGCCATCCGGGCCGCGCCACGCTCGGCTGACCCCTCGGCCACGACGGCGGCCGCCGCAGCCAAGGCCCGGGCCGCCACAGCGACAGGGTGGGAGCCCGCCAGCCACGGCGCGCTCAGCCGGTCGGCCATCTCGCGGGGCCGGCGCCCCATGCGCTCGAGTTCCTCGACCACGGCGAGACACTCCTGAGTCGCTGCCGACCGCTGCGTCTTCACCTCGGCGCGCAGGGCCTCGAGCTCCACCATGACCGCATCGGCCCGCTCGGTCGCGACCTTCGCCCGGTGGCGCAGCGTGTCACTGACCGCCTGCGCCCGGCCGGCCTTGGCAACGGCCGCGTCCCGCTCGCTCTCGACTTTGACCTGCCGGTCCCGCAGGCTCGACACCTCCGCCCAAGCGACCTCGAGCTGCCCCTGCGCTCGCTGCAGCTCCGCCAGCACGTCGCGGGACTGCCCCTCGGCGCGCACGGCCTCGACCCGGTCCTCTACCGCCGCCACGTCAGCCACCGCCTGCGCCCGAGCCTCGCGCACCTCCTCGCCGGCCTTGGCAAGGGCCAGTCGCAGGGCCTCGACCTCCTCCTCGACAGCCGCGCGCGCCTGCCCCGGCGCCGCCTCCGCCCGCTCCTCGGCCTGCCGGATGCGCTCCCGGGCCAGCCCGGCCTCAGACCGCAGTTGCAGGACCAGCCGGCGCAGAGCCTCGGTCTCCCCCTCAAGCTTGATGCAGCGCTCCGTGAGCACCACCCCGTCAATCGCGACGCGGACCGCAAGCGCATCCCCGCGGGCCCCGCCGTGCTGCTCAGACACGACGTGGAGCAAGTCGCGCGCCTCTTCTCTGCGCGCCCGGCTGGCCCTGTCCTGCGCCAGCCGCTCCCGCCCGTTTGGCATGACCATCACCACCTCCCCGAGCCACCCAGGCCCGACGCCCGCAGCCTACCACCGACCCGCAGCCGACGCTACACTTTTTTTCGGTGGATTTTCGCTTGCGCTTCGCCTGCCTTTCGTATAGCCTTCGGTCGTCACGCTCACACCAGCCCAGGAGGCACTCGTGACCGACATCACCACCGCCACCGCCAGCCCCGCGGCTGGCCTGCCCGTCCAGACCCGAGAGCGCGCCAGCTCGCTCCTCGCCGCCGTCTCCGCGCTCGTCGCCGCCGACCTGCCGCTCGAGCACCACCCGCGCCGCCGGGGGCTGCTGTCCGCCCTCGCCCTGGTCCACGGCGGCGCCGGCTACAGCGCCACCCACGGCGTCTGCGCCGCCAGTCCTCCTCAGCCCGGCGACCCCGAGGTGCAGCCGACCGCCGCGGCCGCTGCTGCTGTCCTCCTCGAGCTCGCCCGGACCTGCCCGTCGGACGACCTCGCGGACGCAGTTCGGCACCTGCGCCGGACGTGGATCGGCCGGCGGGTCCCGGGCGGCGCCGACGCCCCCGAGATCGTGATGCTCCGGGCCGCGGCGCAGGAGCTGGCCGCGCGGCAGTTCCTGGGGCGGGCCTCGATCATCGGCGGGGGTGGGGCGTGAGCGCCGCCACGATGATCCAGGGCCAGCCGTTTGGCGCCTACCAGGCAGCCCCCGGCCTGAACTGGAGCAAGCTCAAGCACGCGGTCAGGTCCCCCCTGCACTACCGCGCCGCGCTGGACGGCCGCCTTGCCGACAGCGACAGCGGCGAGGAGTACAGCGCCATCCACGCCGCAATCTTGGAGCCCGCCGCCTTCGCTGACCGCTACGGCACCTGGAGCGGCCGGCGCCAGGGCGCCGACTACGAGGCCGCCCAGGCGGCCGACCCGCGCCGGATCTGGCTCTCGGAGCGCGAGGCTGAGCTGGTCGCCGCCGTCCGCGACGCTGTCCACTCCCACCCGGTCGCCGGGCCGCTGGTCCGGGGCGTGGGGGCCGTGAAGGCTCTCGCCGAGCTCAGCATGTACTGGACGGAGGGCGGCCGGCGCATGAAAGGCCGCGCCGACCTCGTGCTGATCTTCCCTGACGAGGTCGTGCTGATCGACCTCAAGGCTGTCCCGAGCATCCGCCCCCGCCAGATCGCCGCCGAGGTCACCCGCCGCCTCTACCACGCGCAGCTCGCCCACTACGCCGCGGGCCTCGCCGCCTGCCTCGGGGCGCTGGGGGTCCACCGCCCCATCCGCGGGCTGATCCTCGCCTACGAGACGCGCCCCTGCCCCGACGTGGCCGTCTACGACCTGGGGACAGCCGACAGCGACGGCCCGCTGTGGGTCGGCGCCGAGGTGCGGAGCGAGGCGCTGGCCGCGGTCGAGGCTGCCGAGAAGAGCGGCGCGTGGCCCGGGCAGGTGCCCGAGCTTGCTCAGCTTCACCTGCCCTCTTGGGCCTACGACGAAGCCGACGACGAGTCGGCCGGGGAGGCGTGATGCCTGACTACCGCGAGTTTTTCGCCGGGGCGTTCTTGACCGGCCCCGAGTGCAAGGGCTGCCCCACCTTCCGCATCGCCGAGGTGCGGCGCGAAGAGGTGGAGGACCCCGAGAAGCCGCAGCAGCGGCGCCAGAAGCTGGTCGTCTACGGGCTGACCCTCCAAGGTCGCGACCGCCCCTGGATCGTCTGCAAGACCAGCGCCATCCTCCTCGCCGCGATGCTCGGCGACGACGTGGACGGCTGGCCCGGCCGCGCGGTGACCGTTGGGTTTGACGACACGGTGACCGTCGACGGGAAGCGCGTGGGCGGCGTGCGCCCCATCGGCGCCCCGGACCTGCCTCGCGAGATGGTCGTGCAGGTGAAGCTGCCCCGCCGCAAGGCCAAGCCGCACACCCTGCGGCCGACCGGCGACCCACTGGCCACGATGTTGACCAGCCTCGGCGCCACCCCCGACGCGCTGGCCGCCGCCCTTGCCGCCCTCCCCACCCCCCGCACCATCCCCACCGACCGCGAGGGCCGCGGCAAGCTGGCCCGGGCGCTCAGCGACGACTGGGCGGGCGTCGCCACGAAGATCCGGGGGTCAGCCCAAGCGGCCACCCCTGACCAGACCACCGACCACCACGAAGAGGCCGGCGCTGACGCCGGCGAGGAGTAGCCCATGCACCCCATCACCATCCGCGGCATCGAGATCGAGGACGCCATCGCCTCCGCCGAGTACGACGTCATCCGCGCCAAGGCGAGCGCCTACGACCTGCTCATGCACCGCCTGCAGTCCGTGCTCTGGCACGCGCGCAACCCGATGCAGGCGCCGGCCCCCGAGCCCGTCGGCATCAATCTCGACGGCGTCGAGGCCGCCAACATCAAGACGGACGGCGCCGAGCCGCCCCCTGTGCAGGCCCCGGCGACTGAGCCCGCCCCCGACGCCGACCCCTTCGCCGCCGCCCCCGTTGAGCAGCAGGGCCAGCCCCAGCCCCGCCGCGGCGGCCGCCGCCGCCTGCCTCGCACGGCTGAGGAGGCGCAGGCTCAGCGGCAGGAAG